AGGAGGATGTGGGGAGCGCGGGCTTTCCTAAAAGGCGAGAGCTTCAGCCCTGATTTGACGCGAAGGGGGACCCCGCAAAGGTTCCCCCTTCACACAACCCCTTCCTTGCGGGGAGGAGGGTTTGCTTACGGCTTTTTTGCTGTGGAGGAGGATGCGGGGAGCGCGGGCTTTTTTTGCAAGGATATTATTTCCTTTTTATAATATCTGAAGGAGAAAAAGGCGAGAATATAGGAAAAACACACAATTGCAAGATGAGCGCCAGCAAATAAAATGCAATAATTGAACAAAAATAATGAAAATGAGATTTTGATGAAAAATTCTCTTGAATTCTTTGTGAGTTGATGTTAAGATAACGCTAAGGAAACAGGAACGATTCCCATAAATTGAATGATCCTTGGCAAACCTGCTGAAAGGCAGGGACGCAAAGTAAAGCGTCTAAACGGGAAACCGCATGACCGGCTGACTGCATTCTTGAGTAAAAGAACGCAGTCAGCTTTTATGTTTACAAAAATTAGAACAGAAAGGATAAATAATGCATACAAAAATCAGCAGCGGAAAGGAACATCGCCGGCACCGGGCCCGCAGGGTCTCGGTGCTATTGGTGGTGCTGGCGCTGCTGTTTACCATGCTGCCAACGGGCCTTTACACGGTGGCGGATGCCGCCCCGGCGGAGGAAGAACCGGCTTTGGTTCCTGCTCCGGAGGTGGCCCTGCCCGAACCGGAAGACTCCATGACAAAAGAGGAAGAGACGGATGAGCAGCCGGCCGAAGCGCAGCCCGCTGAAGACAAGGCCCGTGCGGCGACCGCCACGGTGGAATGCTATGCGGCACGGGATGGCATCTGGTACCCGGTGACCACGGTGCAAACCGCCGCGCAATATGCCGATGGCAGCGGAAAGCTCCGCTACTATATAACGGCGGCGGAGCTGGAGGAAGTATATAGCGTCTATGGCTTTAAGGCGGCGAATTATCACGGGGAGCGGTTCTTCCCGCACACCGATAGCTATGACCCCAACAATATGTGGGCAGATGCCGCTCCCATAAAGAGTGAGGACGGCGGCTGGCAGATTCCGCTGAGCCACCGGACCGAGATCCGGCTGTACTACCTGCCCGCGAATGAAGAAGGTGCCGAAAGCTATTTCCTTGATAAAAAAGAACTGAGCAACGAAACGCTGCTGGCGGAGAATATGTTCTACACGGTGACGGTGGAGGACGACCTGAACAGGGTGTACCAGGAGCCGCCCGCGCCGAAGATTGCTTTCCATGGGGAGAATGTGAGCATTACCCTAAATACCGTGTCCAGTATGGCCTGGGACGCCATGGATGGCCTGACCGGAACGCATCTGGAGCTGGAGCCGACCAAGCAGACCGAAACCAGTGTGACCTATACCATCGGGGAAATCAGCCAGCCAGTGGTTTTCTACCCGCATACCGATACCCTGGCAATAAAATATGAGGCCGAGCCGGACGGCTGGCAGCACAAGATTGGCCAGTTTGAGCCTTCGGTGCAGGCGCCCCAGCAAAGCGCGATGGTAAAGGGCAAAAAAACCCTGCTGGTGGAACCGGGTGACGGAGACTACACGCTGCTGGCCCCGGATATTGACCGGATAGAGGTAAAGCTGACCGGCGAAAAAGCCAATAACCGCTCACTGTTCTATTCCTTTTTAGGTTGGCGGGTGGCCAATATAACGGAAGAGGTGCTGCTGCAGCCCGGTACAAAGCTGACTGCCGCAGACCTGCAGCACTATACCGGCAGCGATGGCGAAGTGACGCTGCGGGCAAAATGGAGCGGCGAGGATAAGCTGAAACGCCCAATTACCACACATTTTTTCCTGCATCTCAATGGAGAGATCAGGAGCTCGGTGGATGATGGTGTGCAATGGGAGGACCAAAAGGACTATACGCCTGCCCTATATACCACCCGGATGCTGGGGGCGGACAATATCCCGGCGGAGTACTCCAATAAAAATGCGGAGGGTGTGGTAAAGCCGCTGGCAGCGCGGGCAACCAATGGCGACAATGCCTACGCGGTGGATGACACGATCCGCAACATGGTGAATAACCCGGTGCAGGGCGGTAGGCTGGAGGATCTCCCCAATGAGGAAACGATCTTTGCCTACCTGCGGGCCCACAGCGATACCATTACCATGAAGGTGGACGGAGTGGAGATCCCCGCGGAGATGCTCAATTCGGATTACTTCCAGATCCGCTGGAACATGGTCAAGTTTGAGCATTCCGATGGCTGGCATATCGATGGTGTGCTGGTGGCCAAGCGCACCCGCTTTTTTGTGACAAAGACCTTTGCGGGGGATGCTGAGGCGATAAAACAGGTACGGGATAAGTTCCTCATTACTGTCTCCCACACCGAAAACGGCAGCAGCGTGACCGATTTTACCCTGGTGCCGCAGCCTGCGAAGGCGGTAACGGAACAGGGCAAGCTGGGTTATACCCGCTATGATATCGAGGCCGATACCTACACCTGGGAAGTCCCGGCCCAGCAGCAGCGGGACTACACGATAAAAGAAACCGGCCATACGCTGCAGGGTGACAAATGGCGGGTGAACAACCGCTATCTCATCCGCAATCACCCGCAGGGACTTTCGGGGGGATATCAGGACTACCCGGAGGAAAGCGGCATTACTATTACGGCGGTGGCCTACGGCAACGATGTGCCGAACACGGCGGTGCAGACCGTGGCTTTGCAGAACATATATGTGGGGATAGGTACCCTGACGGTAAAAACGCAGGATTCCATTACCGGCAACGGGCTGGCAAAGGTAGAGTATAAGTTGTCCCGGCCGGGCGGCGCAGAAGTGGCCTTGTACCGAAAGCCGAACACCACCCTTTACAGCGTGGTGCAGGAGGAGGGCTATACCGAGCAGATCACCGACTGCAAGATCATTGCCGATGCCAGCGGTTTTTTTACCATCCGGCTGGAGGAAGGGACCTACACTCTGACCGAAGTACTGCCGACGGGGTACTTTGGCCCCGGTACTGTGCAGGTGACGGTCGCCCGAAATACTGGAGGGAATATCAGTTACCATGCGGAGGCAAAAGCGCTGCCGGAAGGGATAACACCCTCGACCGGCAGCTGGCTGCAGAATGCCGATGCCGACAATGTGGTCATCCTAAATGTACCCAGAATGCTCATCAGTGTGACGGCCCGCAGCAGTTGGCCCGCCACGGGGGATAAGCTGCCTGTGACGGTGGAGCTGTGGCGCGATGGCGCGCCGCTGCCGGGTGATGCCTATACCGTGGAGCTGAACAAGGAAAACGAATGGCAATACACCTGGGAAAATCTGCCGCTTTTTACGGATGGCACGGTGGCTGATTACACGCTGCGGGAAATCGAAATAGGGGACACCTACCGTGACCCCGGTGTGGCCGAGGATGGCTTCGCGGATTACCTGGTGACCTATGCCAAGGCCCTGTACCGGCAGGCCGAGGATAAGGAATACCGGGAGGAGCACTGGTGGCAGAAGGCCGATGGAACGCAATGCTTTGCGCGGGAGGCTCTGCTGGTGGTCAATAATGAGGGCATCCGGGGCGAGATCGCCTTTGAAAAGGTGGATGAAAAGGGCTACCCATTAAAGGGCGCGGAATTTACCCTGTATGCTGATGTGGAATGTACCAAGCGGCTGGCAACAGCCACCTCCGATGAAAACGGCGATGTGCAGTTTGAGGATAAGTGGCCGGCCGGCACCTATTACCTGCGGGAGACCACCGCCCCTGTGGGCTACACTGCGGCGGAGCTCACCTGGACGGTGAAGATCGCGGCGGGGAAGGCGACCATTTCTACACCGGGCGGCACCACCGTTACCGAGGTGAAGAATACCTCCCGGCTGCGGCTGAAGCTGAAAGTGCAGGGCCCACTGGGAGAGGAACTCCCCGGGGCGGTGCTGCGGGTGACGCGGGATAATGGCAGCCCGATGCTGTATAAAACCAATGAAGCCGGCGCGGCCCTGCTGGAGCAGATGCCTGCCGGGGATTATATCATCCAGCTGGCGGGCACCCCCACGGGCTATGTGCCGGAGGACAGCGTCCCCAACCTAAAGGCCGAATACGGCACGCTGACCTATTTGGATACAGCGAATACCGCATGGCAGCTGGAACAGCGCGAGGGGGAGGAATACACCTATCTGCTGACCCTGGAGCTGAAGGAGCTGCATATCCTGCCCAGCACCGGCGGCACCGGAACGGTGCCCTTTACACTGGCGGGCGCGGCCCTGATGGCCGTAGCGGTACTGCTGCCAGGCCGAAAGAAAGTGAAATAAGCGCCCCCTGCCAAGGGAAGCCGCTGTGGATAACAATGATACCAAAGGAGTGAAAGTAACATGAAAAAGACAATGAAAAAGTGCCTGACGCTGCTGCTGGCGCTGGCCATGCTGCTGGCCATGGCGGTGCCCGCCGTGGCGGAGGAGAACTATTCCCGTGAGATCACCTTTACCGGGGTGGCCCAGGGCGATACCGTGAAGGCGTACCAGTTGATGAAGTACGATGCGAACTACAACGAGTACATATTTCACGAGGGATTTAAGGCCTTTGCAGCCAATTTCTATGATTCTAAGAAACAATCGCTGGAGGAGCACCTTGCCGAAAGTACGAAAGAGCATTTGACCGCACTGATGATCAATTATGCAATCATGACCGATTCTGCTCATGGTGGGGTTTCCTTCCCCCCAAACCCGGTGGTAGCGACTGCCGATGCAAATAATGAGGTTAAGATGACTCTGGAGCCCGGCTATTATCTGCTGCTGGTTTCTACCACCGAACAGAATAACCGGACCTATATGCCTGTTACCGTATTTGTACAGGTGAAGAACGGGAATGTGAAGGTATACGCTGCCGGCAGTGAGATCACCGATGGCCTGACCGCTGTATTTAAGTACGAGGATGGCCCTGCTGTCAATGTACGAGTAAGCGATGACAGCAAAGCTACTACCCAATGGAAAGAAACTGCCGGTGGCCGGGTGGGTGAAACGATGGATTTCTATATGGAAGTATCTATCCCGGCCTACGAGAGCGAGCATGTGGCCATTAGTTCGCTGATTGCGAAGTGCCAGCTGGCCGGACTGAACTATGTAGCGGACAGCATGAAAGCAACCACCCTGCCCAATGCGGATAGCGATGCCGTAGAGGGTGCCATTAAAGGGACTACCGCAGGTACTGATGGTAATTTGACCGTTGAGCTGGATTACAGCAAGATCCGCAATGCTGCCACCGGCAGAGGGCTGATTTATCTCCACTTCAAGGCCACCGTAGCCCCGAATGCAGTTGCAGAATCTAAGGCTTCCGCAACTGCCAGGCTGGAATATGTATTTTCCATGGAGGCGGACAAGACCAAAACGACCGCCGACTCTACCGCTGCGGTTTATAATTATGACTTTACCCTCTTTAAGAAATCCAATGAGCTGATTGATCCCAGTAACGCGGGTTCCGGCCACCGGCCCCTGGCCGGTGCAGGCTTCACCCTGTATGCCGATGAAGCGATGACCAAAGCCATCAATATGGTAAAGGTGGAAGCCAATGGAGATGCCGGGGCCTATTACCGCCCCGCGCTGGCGGGCGAGGAAGGCGCCGTGTCGCAGATGGATGCCAATATGGGCAATGATAATAATACCCTTTCCATCCGCGGCCTGGATGTTGGCTCCTACTATGTGAAGGAGACCAAGACCCCTTCCGGCTACTATGCCCCCAAGGGCATCTTTAAGCTGGATCTGACCGCAGAGCGGGATGCCAGAGAAAGTCTGGTCAAGGATTTGGCCAGTGGCGGTTTTACTGAAACGAAAGAAGCGGATCGCGCACTGATTCAGAAAAAGAGCCTGAATGCTGAGAAAAATCGCTTTGAAGCCGACCTTCTCAATAGCTCCACCCCCGTACTGCCCACCACCGGCGGTGTCGGCACCGTGATGTTCACGGTGATCGGCCTGCTGTGCATGGGTGCGGCGCTGTGGTTCTTCCTGTTTGCCCGCCGTCGCCGTGAGGACGAGCAGGAGCAGAATAAGACCACCCTGTAATTTGCCATCCTCCTCATTTTCTAGCCGTCCCGCCGGGTTTTTCCTCTTTCTCTCCCCGGCGGGATGGGCGGCAAGGAAAAGGCCGCAAGCCCGCTGCAACGGTTTGCGGTTTTTTCCCTGCTGCATTACTGCCAAAGGAGTACCATTCGTGACAACAAAACAAGCCAAACAAAAAAGACAAAACCGGCTGGGCACCGTGCTGGCCATCCTCATTTTTCTGCTGGGGCTGGGGATTCTATTTTACCCGGTGGCCAGCGACCTGTGGAACCAGCACCGGCAGAACCAGCTGATCTCCCACTACACCCAAAGCACCACGACCCTTGCCCCGGAGGATCACTCTGCGCTGTACCATTGAGCGCATATCCGAACCCTACATTGTGTGGGGAACGGTGTTCGTTCAAACCAAAAGACACTCCTTACCTTAATCGGTAGGGAGTGTCTTCTTTTATTCTTCACCGGAATACCCGTTCGCTCTGGCGCATTTCAGCGCACCCAAGATCATCTTGTCCTGAGCCAGTGTTCGTTCTTTCAGCTCATAGAGTGGAGTACGACGATGATCGTCCCATTCAATGAGCTGCTTTTTGTCATGAACGACTTGACCCTCATAGAGATTGATAACCTTGTCGAGCGTGATTTCTTTCAGCACTTGCATTTTCTCACCCCTGAGCGTCCTCGTCTGAGGTTTCTTTTGACTTGACCTTAATGCCGTACAGAATGGCGAGTTCGGCAGTCCAAGCCGCAAACCAGCCGACCGTCAATTCCGTGTCAACCGTGTGACCGCAGGCGTTCAAAATCAGAACCACAACGGCGTACCAAGTCAGATTGAAGATGGACAAGATCGTGAACTTTGTGCGTTTTCTCATTCTTTTCTTCTTCGGCTTAGGTTGCACTCGTTTACCACCCATAGGAAGCCCTCTCAGCGGCTCAGGAAGCGTTCATGCACGAAGCCAGTATAATTTACCCTCTTGTGCGAGAAAGCCACATAGAGCCATTTAACGCCGTTTACAACGGTGTAGTAGCCGTAGTTCTTGACGGTGGTTCCCTTGGGGATTGTCACCAGCACTCTACTGTCCGTCCCGGCAGCGTCACGAACATTCAGGCCAGCACCAGCGGTCACGGTGTAAGTGCCTGCCACAGCCTTATTGAAAGACCGTGCGACACCTTTTGCCTTGACCTCGGTGGTAGGAACGGGCTTGACCGTTTCGGGCTGTGCGGGGGTCACGGTTTTGTCGTAGGTCACATAGGGGAGGTGTCCGTGCTTCTTCCACATACGGGTATTGTACCCGTTCTTCTTCCCGATATTACCGACAGCGGTAATCTGCACATTGTTTGCCCAACGGGGAGAACATTCGACCGCAAGGCCGTTTCCGATATACACGCCAATGTGTCCCGTAGTCCACACCACTTCGCCGGGGTCAACCTTGTCCCACCCGGAAGCAGTAGCGTCCTTGCACCTCTTAATCATGGTGTCAGCGCCCTCGTCAGGTACGCCGTTGGTGGCGTATTTTGCGCCGCCGTAGGACTTGGTTTTATCACCAGTCCAGCCCCACAAGACGGCTTTGATAAGGTTCACACAGTCAAAGCCGAAGGTGTCAGGGGTCGCCGCCATAATCATAGAGGTACGAGCTGCCGCCATGTTGTAGGGGTGGTTCTTGATATACCGAGACTTGTTTGTGTCGGTCAGCGGCGCACCAAAGCACCCCATGACATACAGGGTCTTGTAGTGCTTGGCAATATCAACGACCTTGGCGACCAGTTCACTTGATTTCATCATAGCTCTTACCCTCCTTGGTAGCGTCCAAAATGGCCTTGAACTTCGTAAATGCTTCTGTGATGTACTTGCAGGACACCATGAGTACCGCACCAATAATCACCAAATTGCTGAAAATATCCACATACTCAGTCGGAATTTCCCACCCGACCATATCCGCAAACAGCGGCAGCGTAGTAATAGCGACACACAGCAGGGTCAGACCGCAGACAAAAGCGGTGATCTTCAAGCCGGAGTTTATCAGCTTTTCCTTGCTGAACGGTTCCAGCAGGACTTTGATGTTGTAATACAGAGAAAAGGATACATTGGAAAGGTAGGCACACAGAAAAATCAGCATAGCCCAGCCAATGTTCGTCAGGTTATGCAAAATGGTTTCGAGCATAATTTTTACCTCCAATTTTTAATTTAGGTGAGTTAGGTGAGTAATCGGGCGTTTTTCCTATAAACTCCCTCTTATACACGCATACTAAGAGAAAGTTATAGGGATTTTGACCCGATTACTCACCTTTATCACCTTACTTTCGGGTCATGCAGGCTTGTGAAAGCCCTCCAAATCCTCGATACGGTGGTTGATGACCTTGATCTGTTCTTCAACCACAGGTACACGCCTTGCAAAATTGTTGTGTTCCCGCACTTCACGGGTCAGTTCGTTCAACTTGGTTTCGATGACCGCCTGCTGCTTGTCCAGTTTTGCGTCAACCTTACTGGCAGACTTGCCGGACGAGTAGATGATACCAAGCAGGCTCAGACCACCCGTGATAATAGCGACCAGAATTGCGTCACTCATGTCCTGCCCCCTTTTTTACTTGCCGGTGTATTCTTCCCAGCCAGCGGGATAAGCGTCCGGGGAATACACATTTCCGTCAATCAGACTGCGGTACAGCTTGTCGTTGTAGCTCACGATGTCACCCTTGTTGTAAGCGTCATGAGCGCCCGTGGGCTGAGTCCACACAGGGTAGCCGGAGGGGGTCAGGCCAATCGGAGTGTAGAGAGCGGGAAGTGCGTCAGGCTTCCAATCTGCTTGGGAAGTGTGCGCCTGTACTACCTTGTAGAGCTGCGGGTCGCCTACACCGTTCACACCGTAGGTGAAATAGTCACCAACAGCATAGGCATGACCGACCTGATAGGGGTCATAGATGGTTGCAACCACCATCGCAGAGTCTTCGTCAAGGCTTTTGGCGAACATCTGAACAGCCTTGCGGAACTGCTCAGAATTACGAATGTCGTTCGGGTCAGTCAGCAGAGCGGTCAGACTGGAAGCGTAAACGCCATCGTCCACTTCTTCGACCGAAACCGTTTCAGCACCGTCCAGTTCGGGGTGTCCGTTGACATGGTACACGGTGCCGTTCAAGGCAATACCCTGTGCATTGTCCTCGACCGTCAGACCGTAGCAGCCGTTTTCCTGCATACATACCCAAGTTAGATTGCTCACAATGCCGAGAACTGCGTCCTTCTTGATGATTTTATACATGGCTTTTCCAACCTTTCTCGTCCGGGTAGAACCCGTACAATGATTTGAAATACTGATTAGTGCGCTGTCGCACCTTGAAGCTGTGACCTCGCTTCATGTGACCGTTGTAGGAGTCCACGGAACACCGAATATCAGCCAAGGTCATTTCGCCCCGGTCGAGCTTTCCTCGGAAAGCCCTGAGCTTGTGTCGAACGATTTTTGTTGAGTCCCTGTTCATCTTCCGAACAACCTTTCCGGTCGGTGTGATGATGAACCTCGTTTTCAACCAGCGGTAATAATCTCTGAGAGGAATGACCCTCGTCTTCTTCAAGTTCAATTCCAGACCGCACTTCTCGCAGATGATCTTTAACCCGTCCATGCAGAGATACAGGTCATCAATGTCAGGGCTGATTGCCACACCATCGTCCATGTATCGCTCATAGGCTTTGATACGGCAGACCTCTTTGAAATAGTGGTCGATCATATTGGGAAGCATGAGGGCGTTCGTCTGAGACACCTGACTGCCAAGACCCAAGCCCACAGAACCGAAGTCCGTAATAAAGCTGTTCGCAAGCTCTCTGATTTTCGGGTCATGAAGTCTGCGGTCGGCTTCACGGAACAGCGGCTCATGTGGAGCTGAGTCAAAGAAGCTGTGAAAATCGTAAAGCAGAACCCCTCCTTCCAGACCGTACTTCCTGTAATGTCGTTGAAGATAACAGGTCATACGGCGCAGGGCGAAGTCCATACCTCGGTGTTTCAAGCTAGCGGAGTTGTCATAGATGAAACAGGCCGAATAGATGGGAACTAAGCAGTAGTCACACAGACACTTTTGAACCGCTCGTTCCGTGATATGGACTGATCGGATATACCGCTTCTTCCCTCGCTCCATGATGGTGAAAGCGTGAAAGCCACGGTGCTTGAAGGTTCCATTTTGAAGTTCACGATGGGTCTTTGCGGTGATCGGAATGATATTGCCGATATACCGCTGAGTTGAGTTTTTCCAGTAGACACCCTTACAGCATTTCTTCCCGGAAAGGTAAAGGTGTCTGAACGAAAAGACTTCATCGAAATCACCACATTCTTTGCTTCGCCGCAGACGAGCTTCGTCCCGCTTGGCTTTCCTGCGCTGATAACGGGCTTCTCTCCGTTCTTCACTTGTCATAGAAGGTTCCCCTCCGTACAGTCTTATTGTCGGGTACGGGTTCTAACTGCTTGTAGTACCAGCCATGAAATGAGCTACCGTACAATCGCTCACCATGCAAGAAGCGTCCGGCTGACTACATCGGACGGGGTGTTTTGGCTTGGTAGCCGGGAACAAGCCCTCCCTCTGCAAAAGGTACTGATTTCGCCCAAAGGGGTTACTACGACTGACCTATGCGAAGTTGCAGAGTCCGAAGGACACGCCATTGGAGTTGCTGGCGTTGTTATTGTTGGCGTTGCCGTTGTTGTTCACATTACAGAAGTTGTTGGTGTTGCCGGAATTAGGAGAACGCTCCCACCAGTTGTTCGCAGAAACGGTAACAATTACAGGGCTTGACCCAATGAAAAACTTACACAGGAAGGTCTTTATACCTCTCGTGGTCAGCTTTCCGAACCTTGGAGATAAGCTGTGCTTCGTCCGTGATGTACTCTCCAAATTCCTTCATGGCGTGGTCAATCCACGGACATTTTTCAGGGTTTTGAAGAATAGCGTCATAGAGTAAAGTCAGCTTCGGGCTGAGATTTTGAAGGGCGATGTTGGCGTTAATCAGGTGATCTCGCCGCATTTGCGCTTCATGCTGATTGTGCGGGTAGATGTTGTTCGCCGCTCTGACTTCCTCGTGAACCGTGGAAGCCAGCTCGAAGATACGGTTTGTCAGCAGAGGTGCGTATCTTTTAGGAGCCTTGGTGCAGACGGAGAAAGCGTGAAGCTCTAACCGTCTGGCGGTTTCAATGAACTGCATGGAGCTTTCGCCACGCATAGCTTTGATGACTGACACGCCAACATTCCTTTCTTACACCGCCCCTGACGGGGCGGGATTGGTGTTGATGAAACCGGGGATTAAACGCAGAAGCCGAAGGAC